TTGCTCTCGCCAAGAGCCGAGACCACAGAGCATCTTGCGGGGTTTTTGCTTTTGGACTACACAATGCGGCACGTCAGTGGTTGTGTTGAGATACCCGATTACACGAGCAAACCATAATCGGGAGCGTGGGCGAATCCTAGAGCGCGGTGGTTGAAACAGTCTGGGATGCAGGCGACGAATGGCTCCATACAAGCACGTCGCAAAGCGAACTTTACTTGTGAGTACGGTAAGGCTTGCTTTGCTCTGAATTCACCACCAAGCAGTACGAGAAAGTGGTAAAATCGAGGTGTTGGTGTTCAACGGGTTAGCGCCGTTGAGAGGGTATCCGGAAAGTTACTCGGTTAGTGAACATACACTGCTTTATGTGAGCACCAACAACCAAGACGCATGAGGATTGCAGAGATAGGCATGGAGCGAGCCTACGCTATCAGTCTCGGGTCGGAGCAGGATTACTAAGCCTTGTCCCCTTCCCACGCAGTCCCCAGCCGTGTTGGCGAAACGGGTTAGCGCCGTGAGGGCAATTCTTAGAAGTGTTGTGCAACCTCGTCACTGCTTCATGTGAACGCCAACCACTAGCGAACTGAAAGCGAATCGATTACACTAAGATCAATTCAACTTTCACGGGAATACGGGTTATGCCAGAAACCTCTAAAACGCCACAAAAGCCGCGCAAGACCAAGACAGCAGTCAAGGTATCAACGCCCGCAAAAAAACGCCCAAAAGCCTCAGAAACGTTTCTAGGACGTCCTGTTGAATACACAGATGCAATAGCAAACGAAGTGTGTTGGAGAATCACTCAAGGAGAATCTCTAGTGCAGATCTGTAGGGATGATCACCTTCCACACTGCGCGACAATCTATCGTTGGCTGATTCGGTTCGAAGAGTTCCGCGAGATGTACACACGCGCACGGGAGGAGCAGGCCGACACAAACGCTGATGAGATCCTTGCAATTGCTGATGAAATGCCTCCTGAATACACTGACGAGAAGGGCCGCACCAGCATTGACCGCTCTTATCTGGAGTGGCAGAAACAACGCATTGAGGCACGCAAGTGGACGGCGGCCAAACTCAAGCCACGCAAGTACGGTGACCGTGTTGCTGTAGAGGGTGTTGAAGGTGGAGCGGCCATCAAGACTGAGGACACTTCATCGGCCAAGTTCTTTGAAATGATCCGAAATATGGAGATGAACAAGCGTGCTGGCTAAACTAAAGTATTACGTTAGTGAGCAGTTGGTCTCGAAAAACACGGGTTTATACAAGCCTGTCCAAAATTAAGTAATACTAATGTTATCAGATCTGCTCAATGACGAGGTTGCGGCTGAGTTTGAGACTCTTCCGGAGCACAATCGGATTGCTTTGATTGCACGGGCCGAGTGGATCAACGAGGCGCATCCGTACCAGATCGCGCCTGACCTGCACCTGAAGTACACGGTCTTTTGTATGCTTGCCGGTCGTGGAGCCGGTAAGACTCGTTCAGCGGCTGAGACTCTCTGGTGGTGGGCGTGGTGTCACCCAAAGACCATGAGCATTGTTCTAGCCCCAACATCTGGTGACTTGAAGAGCACTTGCTATGAAGGTCCGAGCGGATTGCTGGCCTGCATACCCGAGCAGTTGGTCGTTGACTACAACAAGCAGGACCACATGATCACGCTGTCAAACGGTTCCCGCATTCGGGGTGTGTCGGCTGACTCCTATGACCGTTTGCGCGGTATCAACTCCTCGTTTTGCTGGTGTGATGAGTTGGCCGCCTTCAACTACCTTGGACCTAACGAGGCTTGGGACAACATGATGCTGGGCCTGCGTATCAAGCCGGACGACCAGCCGCACAGTGAGCCGCGGGTGATCGTGACCACGACGCCCAGACCGAAAGACCTGATCCTTGACTTGGTTGGCCGCGAAGGGGATGACGTGATCATCAGCCGGGCATCGACCTATGACAACGCCGCCAATCTAGCCCCAGCATTCCAAAAGCAGTTAGAGCAGTACAAAGGGTCCAAGTTGTATCTGCAAGAGGTTCTGGGTGAGGTTGTCGATCTTGAAGACGGCAAGGTTGTGAACCGAGACATGTTTAAACTCTGGCCATCAGGCAAGTCGTTCCCAATCTTTGAGTACATCATCCAATCGTACGACTGCGCCTATACCGACAAAGAGTACAACGATCCGACAGCCATGACCTGCTGGGGCGTGTTCAAGCCTGAAGACGGGCCGATGTCTGTCTTGCTGATTGATTGCTGGGCCGAGCACCTGACCTTCCCGCAGTTGAGGCCAAAGGTGATTGAGGAGTGGCAGAACTCCTATGGAGACGAGAAACGCATGAAGCGGCCGGATCTGATCTTGATCGAAGAGAAGGCGAGCGGTTTGTCTTTGCTCCAAGAGTTGCGCAACATGCACTTGCCGGTGAGGGGCTGGAATCCGGGTAGGGCCGACAAGATGACCAGATTGCAGATCACTGCATCGATCTTCACCACTGGCCGCGTCTGGTTGCCTGAATCTTCTATCCGCAAAGGCTATGTGAGAGATTGGTGCGAAGGGTTCTTGAGCCAGATATGCTCGTTCCCTGACAGCACGCATGATGATTATGTTGACAGCGCTACACAAGCGATTCGGTTTCTGAAAGACATCGGTTATCTAGACATCGATCCCCCACCAAGGTATGATGACGACGATCTAGTTGACGTTAAACCTGTGAGGGTCAATCCATATGCGGTGTAAAACATGGGCGCATTAACAGCAATCAAGGACGCCATGCAGGCGGCCAAAGAAATTAAGGCACCGCAAGCCGAGGCTTTACGTTTGGCCCAACAAAGAGCCGCATTGCCTGTTCATCAAGGTGGACTGGGATTACCTGAAGACAATACTGCCGCGCAACGTGCGCAAGCAATGGGGTTTGATCTAAATACTTTTCACGGTACCGATTCACCGGACATTCTCAAAGTCGATCCGGCCAGAACAAAAATAATTCAAGGATTCTTTTCAACCACCAACCCCATGACTGCCAGCACCTATGCCAAGGGCGCAATGGAAAAAGGCAGATCTGGAGAAAACGGCGCACCAAACATTGTGCCTTTGGTTGTTAAGTCACAGACGCATGTTCCCATTCCCGAGTACAACAAACAAGTTTTAGACCAATACAGAGAAGCAGGCAAAGCGGGTGTTTACCGTCCATCGATGGAAACTGCGGTGACATTTAACCCTGACGACATTCGATCAAGGTTTGCCGCGTTCGATCCTTTCAGGCTGTCAACAGCCACAGCGGCGACGATGGGCGTTGAGGCCCCTGATCTTTTGGCCAAAGAACAAAACAAGCGCAAGGGTGGACCTATCCGTATGGGCATAGGTGGCGGATTGAATGCCGCAGAAGAGGCATATAAAGCCGCACAAGCCGCCAAGATGGCATTGAGCACTCAGCGCAACCAAGTTAAGGCCGCACAGCAGGCTCTGGAGGCTCAGAGGCTTGCACAGGAGGGAACTCCCATCAAGGCGTCAGAGGCGTTAGGCAAGTACGAGGGTTCATACCTGAAGACAATTCCCTACGACCGCATGAAGGTGGATCTGTCAGCAGGTAAGTTCGGTGGCCCCGGTTTCTCTGGCATTCAACAGGTTGATCCCAACTACGCCAATGCGGCGGCTGGTGTGACTGATCAAAAGTCTGCTACTCGTGTTCTTAACCGCAATGCCAACGTGCCCCAAGGCGCAAATGTGATCTGGACGCCAGCGGTTGGTGGCCTTGAACAACACAAGTCCAATACGTCGATGTTTGGCAAGTTCGCCGATATGTTTGCCGCACAGAGAGCCAACATAGACCCCGAGCATTTACAACTGCTCAATTATTACGTTAACAACGCAACCTTCAAAAGCGGCAAGAACGCTGGCAAATTGATTTTCCCTGAAGGCATAGATCTATCTGCAAGAAACTTCAGGAATAAGGTGAACACTTATGACCAGCGTGGATTGTTGGCCGATGTGTTTGCTGGTCGTGGTGTAGGCGGCGAGAAGGGCCGCACGGTTCCTGTAGAAAACTTGCTACAGCAGAACCTTGATCCCAACATGGCCGAGGCACCAACTGGTTCTCTAGGCAACCGTCTGTTCACGCTAAGCGGCGATGTGATGACCAGACCGGACTTGCATCCCGACTACCCAAAGATTCTGACCGGCGAAGATCTGAACGTTAACTATTCATTTGTTCCGCGTGAGTTTGTCATGCAAGACTTTGCCAAGCAAATTCAGCAGGCCAAGGGCAGACCGGTAACTGACATGGATTACCGCATGGGCGACCCAACACAGTTTCTGAGCGAAGACATTTTGACCAACATGCAGAAGGAAGGTCATGCTCGTGGCGGCCGCATTCACCTAAGCCTGAAGAACCCAAAACTCAAAGAGCACATCCAAGCCTTTGGCCGTGGTGGTGGTGCTCATAGTGATGCGCCTTTGTCTGACGCCTTTAGCAAAGGACTTGTGCCGATGCTGGCCGGTGCAGGCAAGGGCGCAGTGTCTGGCATCCTCGGTGCACCCGGTGACTTGGAATCAATGGGCCGCTCAGCGATCAACGCCTTGGCCCCACAAGAATCAGTGCTGTACGAATCAAACAAGGTTAGCCCTGAAACGTCCCTACCAACAAGCGAGTCAATAGCCAATCGGTTACCAATGCTGAGCAGTGACAAGACAGCACAGCAGGTGGAGAAGTTTGGCACAAGTGCAGGCTCAAACATTGCTGGTGCTATGGTTGGACCAGAGACGTTGTTAAAAGGCAAAGCAATAGGCAGTCTTGCAGATAAATTAAAGTCGGCATTAAACAACTCTGGTAAAATCAAGCCTTTGGAGAAAGCATATGCAACAACACAAGACGGCCCCTTCTATCGAGTCACGCCTAAAAGCGTTGCACCAAGCGAAACTGTCGATGGAGAAGTTCGACAAAAAATTTGGGGCAATACCCAAGCGGGAACTAACGCCGCAGGAGCAGGACAATCTGCACGCGGAACTTCGCCATCTTTCTCACACGATGCACTTAAGGAAGTAATCAGCGACCCAACGCAAAATTTACCTTGGTATTTGGCAGACAAAAAGACCCGCGAGATACACGGAAGGGATTATCAAACTCCCGTTATGCCTCCCGCTAGTTTGCAAAAACAAGCGCCTATTGCTAGAGCCTTTATGGCTGGTGCCAACAACGAACCCGGCTACAAAGAAGCGGTCTTCAAGGCTTATCAAGAACAGCATCCTGAACTTGTCAAACAAGCCGGAGCCAGCAATTACGACGAACTGCTCAAGGCGAGTTATGAACAACTGGCCAAAGAGACCAAAGATCAGTTCAACTCATTGCCTTATGAGTTTTCCTTTCATCGCAATGGTGAAGGCGATTATCCTAGTAGCGCACACATGATGGCTGACGTTCATGGTAATGGCCATATGTATGTTTTCCAAGGCGGTGATAGACACGACTTCCTGCATGAAGTAGATCCAGAGACTGGCCTGAATACCAATGAGATGTTCAGGGCCGTTCACGACGTTTTTGGCCATGCTATCCACGGCAATCAGTTTGGACCTAAAGGCGAGGAGATCGCTTGGGGTGCTCACCAGCAGATGTATAGCCCATTGGCTGTGCCTGCAATGTCTGCTGAGACCAGAGGCCAAAACTCGGTGGTGAACTTTAGTCCATTAAACGCAGAACTAAAAGCAAAAATTAGTGAGATTGAACAAAAGTTACTTGATAACAGACGTTTTAAAGGAACGCCTGAGTATGAAGACTTGCAACAACAAAAAGTCAATCTGCATAAACAAAGTCAATACGCACCACAGGCCAGCGTACTCCTGCCGCCTGAGATGCTAAGACCCGAATACAATGGCGGCATGCCAGAATATCTCAAACCAGTGATCAAGCCTGACCCTGAAACAACAGCGGTGCAGAACCTTTATCACTTCAGTCACGAGCCTAACCTAACCGAAACGAATCCGAATCGGTATGGAACCGGTATCAAAGGAGCAGAGGCACAGCGTCTTGAAGCGCCCAATGCAATCAAGCCACGCACTTACTTCTATACCGACCCAAGCGTGACGCCAGAGGCTGGGCTTGGACCATACAAGTACCAATCGCAGGCCAATGACCTGTACAACTTGCAGGCTGATCCGCTGAAGTTCTACACGCTGGCTAGAGAGACTGGGCGTGAACCGTTTACGGCCAAGGTGAATGCTGGTGTACCTCCTACAGCGGCAAGTGTTGCAAATGACGTAGAGAGGCTGGCCAACGAATACGGTTACTCAGGGGTCTATGATCCATCATCCGCTAAACCAGCGGCGGCAGTTTTTAACCCAATGCCTGTCCAAAGACAAAAGCGCGGCGGGT